CCATCTTCACCTAGTTTGGCTTCGGCAATCTTTCTACCCAAAATCAACGGCGACTTTATCTTGCCCCAGTGAGGGCACTCAGTGCACACACCTGCTTCGTTCTCATCAAACGTCGTGCAGCGGTACGGCCCCTTAATAAGATCCAACTTCTTGAGCGTAAGCTCTGGGGTGTACTCAGGATGCCTCTCTGATATTTTTTGCGCTGCTTTTTCACCGTCTTCACAGAACTTGGCTATGGATAGCCCTGCTCTCCACATAGGCTCACTTGCTTCAGCTTGCCCACCTATTATTCGTTTTAGCTGCCTACAGCCTGTGCCTTCTTGAGATTTTAGAAGTATGTTCTTGAAACTGTATTTGATGTTTTGCAGTAATGCATCGCGTAGGCTTGCTGGCCCATCTTCGCTTACACGCTTTTGAGGAACTGGTATCGTATCCAGCCCAATCTTGCTGGCAAACCAATCAAAGTTAACCGTGTCAGGTATAGCATTCACCAGCTTAACGGGAGCGGGGGTATCTGGTTTGTGGTTGTGCGTGCCCAACACACGCAACACTCTCGCAGTGTCGGCTGGCACTGACGTATCTATATCAAAGCTGTGTTCCGCACAGGCGGCTTTGAATCGGTCAGCTACTATCTTCCATTCTTCTACTGCTACCGGCTCTGTCAAAACCCAATAGACATGTAGCCCACGCCCTGAGTCCACTATAAGCGGCTTTGGTAACGTCGTTATCGCACAAAACTGCTGAAGCTCTTGCAGTGCGGCCTTTTTTGTAGAGAACTCTTTTTCTGGCCCACAATCCAGATCCAAGAAAAACGCCTTAATTTTGTCAGCGTCTTCGCCTTTGCGTGTGCCCTCTTTCTTATAATTACTTACAGCGAAGTATGTATCCCACCCCTCGCTGTCGTAGTAGTCTGCGGCTTCGGCCAAATCTTCCAATGAATGAAAGTACGCTTGGCGATGTCTGCCTTCAACCAGACTATTTCTGAAGAGAACATACACTCCTTCGGGGGGTAACACCCACCTTAAAAATTCTATCGTATTCATATTTGCACCCAATGCCGAAAGACACTATGGCAGGGGTGTCGGCGCACCCTCTTCGGCAATGCCTAGCCATAGTGGAGTGTTACCGGCTTAGTCGTCCCATTCGTCGATAACGTCACTCAGGTCTTCGTCGTCCGAGGGTGCGGGTGCGGACTTCTTAACGACCTTCTTTTTGGGTTCCTCTGTTGCGGCAGAGGTATCTGGCTCATCGCCAAATATGTCATCTGAGCCATCATCTTCTGGCTCGGCTTGCGTGCTGGTGGTGTCACTGAACGGATTGTCAGGCTGCGCTACGTACCCCTCTACCACACCGAATGGTGAGCGAGAAGCCATAGGCTTGTAATCAATTATCTGCACACCGTTCAAACGTAGGCTTACGCCATAACCGTTGATAGCGTATGGCACAAAAGTAACCGCGATATTAACGATACTGCCAGTGGTTAACTGAAAATCTTTCGGCAGCTCGTTGTTCTTCGCATCTACTTGCAGCGGGGGCTTAGTCAGCTCTTTGCCGTAAGCACCTTTTAGCCTTCCCTTACCAATATAATCCCCGTCGTCGTTTTTCTTAAACGGTAATGGAAACTTCTCAGGCCAGCTATCTTCTTTCTTAGCGTCATAGGCCGCTTTCATTGACTTGTACAAAGCCTTTGCTTTTTTCTCAGACATCACAAAAAGCATCTCGTATGCCGCATTGTCATCTAGTGGATCACACTTAACAGAACCACCTTTCCCACCGTTTGCTTTGTTATCAAACTTGTAAGTGGTGTTGATTCTTGGGTAGAGAGCTTCGACGTTCTCCAGTGTGTAATACATATCTACTTCAGCCATGTTGGTCTCCTTAATTTAGGCTATTGTGAACCCTTCCGTTTCCGCAAATGGCGAGCCGCCGTTGACGTTATGCAAATCCACTTTGAATGCGATTGCCTGTAACGTGTCCTCGTGATCTACCATTAGTCGGACTTCTTCAAGTTCTTTTTCTTCTAGTGGTCGCTGCGGATAGAAAGTCAACTTAGGCACAGAATTGCCTTCATCAAAACCTACCCTAGTGACCACTGCTATTGAGGGCGTTCCATGCCCAGATAAAAATTTGGAGTAAGCCTGTAGTGGCATACCGCCCCCCTGCTCCTTACCAAATATAGACGAGGCAGGGACTTGTAACTGATACACCGTGTCCAGTGCATGATCTTCAACAACCGCTAGGCGTTGATGAAATCTACAAGCCCTACCCCCTGCGTTCCCCGAACCTCGTACATTCTGAGTACAGTCTAAGCAACGTGCACTCTGTCTCTGGTCTTCTGGCACTTCGGGTGCAGGTCTTTGAGTGTCCGTTGACCAGCATGTAGGTAACTTCTTAGCTCCAACCACGTAATCGTCTTTGTAATACGAACGGGATACATCCGCTGCGTTCACTATAACTACGTCTATAGAACTACAAATATTGTCCTCTGGCTGATCTACTAAACCCGTAAACTTGCCACCCTGTATGCTAATTCGGCGCACTATAGGTCTGCGTCGGGATCGAATGCCGTAGGATCGAACTCATCAGGGTCTTCAACCGCTGCAACATATTCTGTGCCAGTGCGTGCTAGAACAGCTTTTGACGCTTCCGCTAATGCAAACCGCTGAGTTTTTCCTACTTTTACGTAGGTGTTAGAAGGGATTACCCCATCACGCACCCATTTACGTGCCGTGGACAAGGATATACCGAAGTGCTTTGCCACTTCTTCAATCGGAACTAGCTGCTCCATTATGCTTTCCTCACTGTCACAGCGTACTCCGAATCCACGTTTAACCCCTTCGGCAACAGGTCTGGGTTATCTTCTAGGAACCCTTTAACTGCCCCTTGGTGTAAACGCTTCTCCAAGAACTCAGGCACCTCATGCTCCAAGATAAACTTGTGCATGGATTCCCAATCACTTGTCCAATACTTCTGCTTCACAGTACGGTAGAACGTACCGGCATCAGTCTTGACGCTCTTGGCCCCCGTATCTTTCAAATGATCCAAGAGTGCGCTTTTTATTTTGTTTTGCTGCACGATTAATTTATCGTCAGCTTCCCTAAATTCAGCAGACAGACGTTCCCTTTCGCCCTTGATCTTGAGATAAACCCTAGTCAATTTCTCCAAGGTGACACTATCTACTACTTTTGCATCAGCCATGCTTGTGTCCTATTCATTGCCGAGAACTGCAATCTAAAGGTAGCCTATGCGTTAGTCAAGTATTTCCTTGTAAAGATCAATAATTTTTGTGTGGGTATCTATTTTGTTATTAAGTAATGCGTATACACGCTTTTCTACACTAGAACCTTGTAGCTGCACGACAGTGCATTTATGATCTTGACCCGCTCTGTGTACACGGGCGTTTGCCTGTGCATAAGTCTCCACAGAACTCGTTGGCCCCCACCAAACCACAGTGTTTGCAGCGGTTAGTGTGACACCGTGTGCAGCAGCTTGCGGCTGAATTACCAACACTCTGGGGTTGTCTGTCTCTTGAAATTCTTTGAATATGCGCGTGCGATCCCCTGCTTTCACTGCACCGCTAATCACCTCAGTGGGTATGCCATCCGCTCGTAGCTTCCCTGTAAGCAAATCTATCGTGTGCTTGAACGGCACGAATATCAAAACTTTTTTGCTTGACTCGTCTATTACTTCACGCAACACCTTATATCGGTGCTTGGTATCAAACTCTATGGTCTCACCAGAATCGGTGTACACAGCGCCAGAACTAATTTGCAGCAGCTTGTTCATATTCACGGCAGCGGTAGCAGCGGTAACGTCTTCTCCAGCCGCTTGCATAATCATCTTCTCTTTCAGTTCTTTGTAATACTTTTCTTGTTGGCGCGTTAACGGTATGTCGCGTGTAACGTAGATCATGTCTGGCAGATCCAGACACTCATCTTTGGTGTAACGTATTGCTGGTTGTAGTGCATTAAACACTGTTTCAGTAGCGTTAGGCTTAGGCACCCATTTGAAGTTGGTCACCTTATACATAACCATGTCGCGGAAAGAACCGAAAAACCGTGGCACACCTTTCGGATTGACTAGCTTTGCTAACCCGTAGGCATCCACAGGGCTTTGTGCAGCGGGTGTGCCTGTCAGTAGCCAGAGCCATGCGTCTGTAGTAAGTAGCTTGTTAAGAGTCTTCCATCGCTTTGTCTGTGCGTTCTTATAGTGAGTTGCCTCATCCACAATGATTAAGTCAAACCCACCGTCCGCTATGGCGTCAGCTACTATCTCCACACCGTCATAATTTATTATGACAAACTCTGCGTCACCCGCAATTACTGCAACACGTTTTTTGGCCGAGCCGTAGGCAATATCTACTGTGCGGTGCATGGCAAAATCAAACAGATCCTTACGCCATGCCGAATCCATAATCGACAGAGGACATATAACTAGGACGCGGTTGATCTTGCCTTGGTTGAGTAGAAAGTCTGCCGCCCATATAGCACTGGCGGTCTTACCTGTGCCCTGTTCGTTGAAGCAGAAGGCACGTTTGTTGAGTGTGAGAAACCCTGATGTGGTCTTTTGATGGTCGAACGGTTCGTACTTACCTGTCCACTTGTACTTACCCTCAATGGGGGATGGTGCTTGTATGTTTAAGTTCTTGAGTACGTGTGTTTCATCCACACCCCAGTTAACTACCACTCTGTTTCCTGATAACTCCTTGCTCTTGGGTATTACAGTGGTCACCTTGCCCGGGTTTCTAAGGCGTAATAGCAGTGCCTTGTTATCTACAACTTTCATAGTGCGCTATAAACCTACTGACTTGTACCACTTGGTTCCGTTCTTAACGTCAATAAGAATGTAACGCTGTCGCACGTTGTACACGGTCTGCACTGGCACGCTAACTTCTTTTGCTATGTCCTTTGCGAGCAAACCTAGCTCTTGCAGCTTTAGAATCTGCATGATTGCAGAGTCTTTTATCGGCTCTCTTTTTTCGGGCGGTAGTAACGCACCCTGTCTGGGCTTGTGTATCTTTGGCTTATCATGCCACGCTTGCTGCGCTTTGATTGCTTTTACAAACTTGCTCATCATTTGGTCTCCTTGTTAGTCCCGCCTTCGACCACACTGGCGGGGAGTGCTAAACAGGTAGGATATACCTTGGTCTTATCGCGTCCGCTTTGGTCTCTTACCATTACGGCTTCTATTTTTACTGGCGCTCTCTATGCGGACACCGTGTTTATTGGTGCCCCCTTTACTGAGCATCTTGTTATGGCTAACGTCCTTCCCCTCACGCTTGTCAGCCCTACCGTCCTTATTCGCATCACGCCCCGCCTTATCCATAGCGCGTCTAGCACGTTGCCGTTCCATACGAGCTTCATGTGCAGCACTACCCACTGGTGGGTTCTTCTGCTTCTTGCGATCTGCTTTGTTCTTATACGGCATTAGTTCTTCCCGTTGTGTGGGCACTCTAGCACTGGGCACCATGCTTTACACAGGCCACTTGGGTTAGGGTTCCACGTATCGTTCTCAAAAGCTGTTTCCATATCGTTGTATTTATTCAACCACTTAGTCCACAACTTTTGCTCATCCTCAATTGCGTAGCGATCTCGTATTAAATCGTTACTCACTACAAACAGTAAACCAGCCCGAACAGTCTCTACTTCGGGGTAGTGCTTAAAGGTAGCCATCGCCATAAGTTCTAGCTGCCCTTTGTCTGCATATCTTGCCGACTTACCTGTCTTGTAGTCAATGACCCAAGCCAGTTTATCTTCTCTATTTAGTATCAATAAGTCCGCGATACCACGAAACCATACGTTACGCGCAAAGAAACTACATGCCTCTAGGTCTTCAGTCAGGCCCATCTTTATCTCGCACAGCTTCTCGCCCTTCTTGGCGTTCAGTGCGTCTAACGTCTTCTGTGCATAGCTGAACCGTGGGTCTAGTTCGCCACCATCACGAATGTATTCTTCCGCAGCTTCGTGAAAAGCTGTTCCATACAGTGTGGCTTCAGACTCCTTGAACGGGTACTGCTTGAGTATCTTCTCGTGATAGAACTGCTTAGGGCATTGCTCAAATGCCTTGATCTTGCTGAACGACCACGGTGCTACGCTCATTTGTATAAGTTACTTTCCCACTGACACACCTCATTTATGTGCGTATGTCGAGTGGTGGGTTCTATCATGCCAACTTTAGTTACCCAACCTAACCGCCGCAAAGAGTTAACCATAGCTCCCCACACGTTATGGTGGTGGGGTTCCGACATGCCTTGCTCTCTACAGTAAGCGCATACTTTTCCACCCTCTACGTAACGATTCCTAGCCAAATACCTAGCAGCGTGGTGGTAGTAGTTCTGTTTCCATTCGTCGGGTTCATTTTCACGAGCACGTACTATCTCTGATTCAATAAACTCGTGCCTATCCATATCTTCCTTCATTCACAGTCTCCGTATGCTTTAGCCACACCACTCTCACAATCAAGTGGCAGTCCTTTTGCCCACTTGGGCACGTACTTCATACACTTCTCAATGTACTGCTTGGCTTCTTCAGCCTCATCTATAGGCACACACCCAATAACTGAGTCATGCACCGTCAACACCGCACGATAGCGTCTAGCAATCAACAGCATCTGTTCAGCGATGATGCAGCGTGCAAGAGCTTGACAGGTGTTCTCTATCACCTTGCCACCGTAGATCCGCGTCCGACCTCGGCGTGTCCTATAAGTGTACTCTATACCCCGCTCACCTTGCTCACCCTGTAGATCGTCATAACGCATTAACAGGTTAGAAGGTAGACGTATGGCGGAACGATCCCCCAATACTTCAACCACACCTTCTTTACCAAACTCAAGTGTGTCACCACGCTCCATATGGGCAACCATATTCTGAGCCTCACGCCACAGGTGGCTTATCTTCCAGTTGGCGTCACGGTATATATTGATGATCCGTCGCGCTTCGTCAAGGGGTATGTAAGTTCCAAGAGATTCCAATTGTGTTTGAAACTTAACTGCACCCATGCCGTAGCCAGCCCCAAGTATTGTGGTCTTACCAACAAACCGTTGTTGCTTGTCCACTTGGTCTTCTGGTACGTCATAAATTCTTGCGGCCATCTTGACGTAGACATCCTCTTTCTTGCGAAACGCCTTGGTCAAATCATCCTGCCCCGCGAACCACGCCAGCACACGCGCCTCAATCTGCGATGAGTCACAATCAATGAGCGTGTAGCCATCGGGTGCGGTGATACTTCGCTTCAACATCTTACCGTCAGGCCCACGGCTCGGTAGGTTCTGTAGGTTGATCTTGTCATCCCCACCCCATCTACCTGTGTGCGCTGCGTAGTACCTCACAGGAACCGGCAGAGTTCCGCGTTCCGCGATGTCTATAAACCGCTGGGTGCGTGTCTCTTCCAATGTGCTTTTGTTGCCCAATCGTGCAGCTACCAACGCTTGCACTTCTGGATTCTCGTGCGCTCCAAGGCTCTTGAACGCTTCATCGGTCTTAGCGAATGCGTAGGCTTCTTTGCCAGTGGTCATACTGATCTTGGTAGGAGGTGTTACACCCTTGGAACGTAGCAGTTCTGCAAACTTCTCGTTGCTCATCAGGTCTTTCTTATCGGTCACCCCTGCTTCTGATAACAAGTTATCCTTACGGTTCTTAATATCTTTCAGGTGGCGGGACAACAAACACGAGTCCAGAACTAGTAACGGGTGTATGAACATACGCAGCGTGCAGTCGATGACCTTGAGTTCTTGTTTAGGAAAACCCCGCACCATAATGCCAAACAACTTATAGGTAAGCTCAACATCGTTGATGCAGTAGTCACCGTAACGGTCTAACTCCTCATCAGTAAAATCTTCACGGCGTTTGTCTTTAGCGTTTAGTATCTCAGTGCCTTTTTCCCCCACACCGTACCGTTCAGCTAAGGCTTTGAGACTGCCGCCGACTTCGACTCCGTGTATGGCTCGTCCCATACATAGAGTATCAGCCCATACTTTAGGTTTAATGCCGAACAGCCAAGAAAGGATAGCACCATCAAACATAGTATTGTGTGCCAGAACCATACTGGAAGCCCAATCAAACTCAGCAAGATACTCCGCAAGCTCTGCATGAGTGCCGCTAGCCCATTCTGTCGGCCCATTATTGACCTTTACACCTACACCTACTATTTCAAACTTAGAATCCCGTATGTATTCTTCAGTTGTCATTTTTGTGAGCGAAAAGTCTTTGTCGTAAAAAGTCTCAAAGTCCAGTGTTATGAGATCCACTTCTCCCCCTATTTAACAATGCACTTGCAGATCAAGTGTGGCCCGTACTGCTTACAAAACTTCAGTTCTTTATGCTCGTGACACTTAACGTGTTCTGGGGACATATATTTCCATTGAGAAACGCCTGTATGCGTACACCCGCTGAGTAAAATGAGAAGGGCTAGCCCCCTCATTCGTCCTCTACCTCAAGCACTTGCTGTATTTCACACCGCACAACCTTGGGCAGTTCTAAGTAGCTACCGTTACCATCTTCGGCAGCGAACTTAGCCTCTTCCTCGTTCTTGGCCTCGACCTGCACGCGCCTACGCACAGTCTCTTCCAGCGTAATGTTGTACTTTTTCATTCAACTCTCCAGTAACGCACTGTCTTCGCATCGCTACTTCTTCGTGAGGTTAATTTGATCCCGCGTCGCCTAGCCACTGCACCGAAACGACTGCCTTCTTGTGAATACATTTGTCCCTTCTTGTTCGCTGTGTCCAAACAAAACTCAACACTGTCGCCAACTTCCATTGCGTTTAACGCCGCGTGAATTTCTACCGTCCTTCGCTGATGAGGCAACATTGTTGGGACGGGTATGCCTTTATCTATCTTCAACCCCATATCAACCCCCCAGCCGCTTGATCTCAGCGTCGATATAGAATTTTATCTTCTTGGCATCACGTAGCTCGTTACTGTGGGATGACTCGCCATAACGATAGGCAGCGCGGAATATCTCACCGATCTGTGAGTTCATGTTCTTGTGCGAGATCAAGTCCTGCAGTTCTTTCGCCCCATCAGGTAACTCGTAATACCTAGCTGTACTACCGTCACTCACTCGTGCATTGTCCACCAGCTTTTCTACCAACTGCGGTGTTTTGTGTTCCTGTGGTTTTGGAATGTAGTTCTTGGATCTAACCACAGAAGATGTTTTATCGTCCCTATGCAGCCACTTATCAAAGTCCTTGCGGCTAGGTAAACCAATCGCCTCATCCGCAATGGCTTGTATGTCTTTACGAACAGTCCATGCTGTGTTGTATGACACGCCTGTTGCAGTAGCGGCCTCCCTTACTGTGGCGGTAGGATTCTTATTAAAGAACTTTGTTACCTTAGATTTCTTCGTTACTTTAGTCATTTCGGTCTCCTTAAAAATCAAGTTCAAGCTGCACTGGCGTTGCGCCAAGTAGCTCTGCTATGTCGTGCATGTTTTCTTCGTTCACAACGAACGCCATGCCCTCGCTCGCTGTAATGTCTTTTAAGTTCTTCTCTTGTAGTGCGGTAGGTTTGTTACCTCCTGCCTTGCACTCAATACCAAAGAACTTACCCCGATAGCACCCGATTATGTCGGGCACCCCACTCTTACCGTACCCGCCCGTTACAGGGTAGAAGTAATATGCTTTAAGACTTCGTAGCTGTTGTGCTACGACCTTTTTTACTTTCGCTTCCGGTGTCATCACCACTCTTGATCTCCTTCAACAAATTTTCGATACGCAATAACGCATCAAACATCTCATGCTGTAGGTCAAGCAACTTGTCTATGTCACTAGGTTCAAGTTCGATTGTTATACGCGCCACTATGCTTCTCCTTGGGAACTGGTTTCGGAGTCAAAGACCCAGAAACTATCCTCGCCAGAACGCGCACCAACCCCATCTATGTGATGAGTAGCGTTTGGCTCCAACAAAGCCAAGACCGCCAACTTATCTGTCAGCGCCTTGGGCAATGTCTGCGAGCCATAGTAGGTGCCAGCTAAATGTGAGTCAACACATTCCATACCAATACATGTTACATGCCACGTATCACTGTTTAGGTCTGCCTTAACGTGGTAGACAATACCGTTTTGTGGTAACTGTTTCCTACCTGCGTTTAACTTAACTATGTCAGGCATCATCCGTAGATAATCGTGGTGTCTCAAGTGACTCATGTTGCGCCGTCATCGTCATCCGACACTACTAAGAACATGTTATCTGAATACTTCATACCTGCGCCGCTGACGTATTCACGTTCCTTCATAACATTCAGCACTGACAGCTTAGGAAGTAGCTGCTGAAACAAGGCATCCCAATCATGCAGTCGCTTCGCGATTGTAGTCCGAACAGTGTCGCTGCTTGCGAAATCCGCATCAATGTGCATAACGTCCATGCAGTCGTAGTTGTTTGTGTCTTTAGACACGTAGACAAATAATGGGAACCGCCCAGAATCTTTTAGTTCTTTGTGAGCGGCTTTTTGCTGTATGTATTTATCTACGTCCGCACGTAGTTCTTCACCAACATAACGGTTGCCGTTGATCTCAGTAAGAAGGTATTTGAAAGCGGGAGCCTTCTCATTCACAACACCTATTCTTTCTAATGAAGCACTTACTTCATCACGTATTGTTGCTATGCGAGTGCCCCTTTCTAGTCTGTAGCTATACGCTGGACGCCCTGCTAATTCGGCAACGTCCCATAGCTGCAAATACTTGGCTGCATTACGTAGTGCAGTCTTGAAGTTCACACTCACCGCGACGTTAGGGTTCTTGTTGTTCATAATGCGTCGAGAGCGCACAGCGAACTTATCACCAAGCCCCTCACGGTATATGCTGCCCAAGAAAAACGGCTGACCCTTGGTGTGGATAAATAATTCTGGAGCCACGTGCAACTGCTCCTTATAATGACTCAATACGTAGAAGTCTATGTTCCAGAGTTTCTTGGCTACCTCTCGTGCGAACGAGCGTAAATCTAGTTGAGCATCCTTAACGCTAACCTTGATGTAACTGTCATTATTCGGGCCTTTGTAGAACTGAAAAGCACCCTCGTAAAATGTTGTAAAAGTATTCATGTCATTCCCCTTTCGTTTTTGTTACCAGCCCACACGCACTGTTAATCCATGCGTTGTACGCTGCGCGTAGCTTTTTGATGTCATCCTGCTGGATCACTTGGCGTACACCCCACCTGCCCATGAACACGGTCAGTAGTTGTACACGTAATTCGTTCTGTGGTTCCTTGAGTATCTTCTGCACGTTGGATGGATTGAACGATACGTTGCTAGACCAACGGCTAGATGTCACAACACGGTGATCGCGCAATATGCCAATGCACTCATGTACGTGCCGCCTGTCAGACGTATGTAACGTGCCACCCACAGCCAACGCCCAGTTCCAAAACTCGTTGATATACGGCTTCAGTTCTTTCTTGCGTTCCTTATCTACCTTGAACTTGGGGTTCACTGGTACGAACTCAGGGCTGATTAGCTTCCACTTACTAAAAACAAGATCGGTTATAGAGTAAATCCGTTTAGGCACATGCGCGGTACGTGCGAACTTCAAATACTTCTGGTCATCCTCACGTTGGAAGTCATAAGTTGTTTTGTGGTGGGTGTAGTAGTTATCCCACCGTCGTTCATCGACTGACTTACTCTTAGGTAGGTAGTAGACCTTACCGGCTCCTATGTATTGCCTACCATTGGTCGCTTGAATCCAATTCATACCGTCTGGAAGAAACTCAGATAAGAACGTGTACCTACTGTTGTGACCGTAGTCACCTGTACCGTTGCGTATCTTGATTGTCTCTAGGTACGAGCCATCGGGCTGCTCCATGATCTCCCACACAATAGGTGACAGGTTGTACGTATCTTCAATCGACATGGCCGGTAAAGGAATGCCACCTGTGCGCCAGTTGGAAGAAAATATAGGATCACCATTCTGACCATCACAGATGGCATAACACGTTTCAGATAACTTCCTGATGTGTTCCCATTTGCGACTACGCCTACGACCAGCCGGTCTCAGGTTATCCTGCTTGGTGTGGTTCTTAGACACCATAGGCTTGGTGTTGTCGTACTTGGTTTGCACATGCCAGAACGAATCCAGCCCTTGTTTGTATCCATAAGCCATGTCGGTCTCCTATAAGTTCTCTGATTTGAT